GCAAATTTATTTTATCATTTTGTAACAATTGTTACAATTATTTTTTATTCGCTGGATTTCGCCTTTTATTTTAACTTACTCAAACATTTTAAACCCTTAAATTCGCTAAAATTTTCAGGTTCTTTTATATTGATAACCAAATCATAATTTAATAATTCTTTTATGCTTAATTTCCTTTTAAAATGGTTCGAATTATCATTTAAAAATTCAATCGTTTTAATGTGCAAAACTACCTCAGGCGCAATTGAATAAACCCAAAAAAGATTAAAATTGCAATGTGATTGAAATACAACTAAAATATCATAAATACTTCTGAACTTTATTTCATCATAAGCAATTTTGAATATCTCTGATTCTAATTCGCTGGAATATATTTCTAATTGTTCTTTTTTCATTTTAAAATTTATTGCCAAATTGAATATTTTCAAGCGTGCTATCATTCATTAATAATCGCAATCTATTAAAATCGTAAACAACATCTATTGTATTCCCTGTTCCCCTTTTATTTACCAATCTTAAATTTCCGTTAATCTGGTTAAATTCCTCTGCTTCATTGTCTGAAGGAAATAAACTTGATGTTATATAAAAATCACAATTATCAATTATTTTTTCTGAACTTCTAACCAACGGAGATAAATCTTTATCAGTTTTTTTACCACCTTTTGAAACGTGACAAATCAAAAATATTAACATATCCCATTTATTTGCAAGTTCCTTTAATTCCTTTGAGTGCCTTGAATATAACTCAGTTTCAGAACCTTTCCCACCCATTCCGGCCAATCCATCAATAATTAAAATATCAATCCTTTTGCTTTGCATCCTGAATGCTGTTAAAAGTTTATCATAGCTTTCAGATTCAAGTGAAGTATTTTCAGTAATAAAAAAATTGTTTTTAAATGCTTTCGCAAATGATTCATCATAAAATTTAGCTGCATCAATTTTTTTGGTTATATTATTGTGATATTCTAATTCATAATGAGAATTATAATTCTCAACAGGTTCCACGTGCATATCAATTAAGCGGTTTATTATTTGAGTTGCTCCCATTTCCATTGATGAATAAATACATGAAGCTAAACCCCTTGTTATATTGTCATAAGCAATATTTAAACTTAATAAACTTTTTTTTGTGCCACCATAACCAATAATAGGAACTAATTTAGCCCTCAATTTGCCTTTAAATTCTTTATCCCATTTTTCAAATTTAAGGCTTAATTTATTATTTTCCGGTAAAATTGATTGATACCATTCTTTATTCCATTCAGAAACATCTTTGCAAATTATATCAGCCTTGTAAGGTTCTAACTTTTCAAAGTTCTGAATGTCGTTTTTAAATCCTTCGAAATAATTACTCATATTAACTTTTTAATGGGTAAAAACTTTTCCACTTTCCTAAAATTGCATTTTCAATTAATTGCAAAGCCTCTTTTTTATTTCCGTCAGATAGTTCCCTTAATTTTCTAACAAGTGCATCTATGGCTCTATCTGTAATTGAGTATTTATTTGAAATTCTTAACTTCAAATAATCTTTGAATGCAGAATCAATTTCGGGTGATTTTTCAAAATAAATTTTTACTAAAATATCTTTCTTTTCATTATTATATTCTTGTTTGTTGTTAGTTGCTTGTTGATTGATTGTTAGTTGTTTGTTAGTTTGCTTGTTAGTTGGTTGTTCTAAGTCTTGATAACTATCGTAATTGCAAATAGTTATAATACTATATTTGTTTGTTGATTGTGTGTTAATTTCTCCGGTTTTTTGCAATCGCTTCAAACAAGTTCTTAATTTTTGAAATGATATTTTAGTATCAGAATTTAACGAATTTAAACCAGTTAAATACTGACCTCTTTTAATATTTACACCCTGCCAAACTGAATCTTTATGATTAGCTGATAATAGTAAAAATATAAACAATTTTATCATATCTGGATTTTCAAACCATTCCCAAACTAAAAATTTTCTATGTAGTCTTATCCAACCTTCCATTTTACAATGTTATATTTTTAACAAAAAAATTTAATCATTAAAACCCATTCTTTTCAAAGCAATCAAATGATTAACCCTAAAAATGTTTGATTTTAAAACACTACTCCAAGCCTGACGGGTTATTCCAATTTCATCTGCTATCTGTTGCCCTGTTATATCAAAGAAGTCGTAATGAGATACAAAGTTTTCTTTAGTAGCAATAGGTACGATATTCAAATCAGAGAACGGGAAGAACCCTATTACTTGACCGTAAGCGTTTCTATCTTTTACGACGTAAGAGTTACCAGTCCAAAGTTTATATGTAATGATATAACGCATTAAATCACTTTGAGACATCCATTCGTTAGGATGTTGCAAAGCGTTTAGTAAAAGTTTATCCGTAATTTCCTTATCCCCTACCGTTGGCGTTTTCATGAACGGCTCGGGATAAGCTACTTGGTAACGTGTGAGGATAGACGAAACGGCACTACATACCATGTAACCTTGCCGTATCAGTTGAGATGAGGAATAGTCTTTGAACTGGTACTTGTTAAACTGTAAGTTAGTACCTATGTAATTTATAGATTTTTGAAAGGTGTCCCGTGCAATTTCATGTTGCTTCTTTGAAGAACGTCCTATGTTGAATCCGAGTATTTCCACTATAAGAATCTAATCTCCGCCGATTTAAGTGTAGCACCTGAACAACTATCCACCATGTCATCATTCTTTCCGTTCGGGAAAGATAACATCTCATCTCTTAACTCTCTTATTCTTTTCCTTTGTAGTTCGTCGCCTAATAAGAAACGCAAGTTACCTGCTTCCATCTGAACACGCAACGGGTCAGCTCTTGAAATCTTATCACGCGAGACACTATCTGGTCTTACACCGAACTGAGCGCAAACTTTTACAACCGAATCCACCATTTCCTTACCTGCTCCTGGCGGTTGTTCCACGAAAGTAAGAACAGTACCTATCTTTCCGTAAACGTCTAAATCATTTTGACACGTATTGAATATGACTTCATTCCTTTTGTTAGGGGAGTATTTACCGCGCATCGTATCAATGACTGTAAAGATTCCGCCTGGTGTCTTATGTATTAACGTACTCGCTGTATAATCCGCTTTATCACTATCGGAACTTGACAAATCCCAATAGCGGACAAAGAAAGAATCCTGTTCTTTAGAATACTCTTCGACGTAATGGAATAAGTCTTCTGTAAAGATAATGCCACCTCTGGGTTTTGGATTGCCTTGATAGAGTGATTCAAAAGTAGCATCTCCGATTCCTGCAACCTGATTCCCGTTTTCATCTTTGAACCCGTCCCGAACTTTCGTTAGGTATTCAATAGGATAACGGGGGGAAAGTGCTTCTCCTATCTTACGCCCTACAAAGTCATTTTCAGCATCGCATATTGCAGGTAGTCTTATATCCTCCCATCCGCCCTGTTCTTTTAGTTTCGCCGTGAAATCGTTTTCGTTGTATGTATGATACATTACGATTACGTTGTCATCTGGTGCTAAACGAACGGCAATATCTTCCGTCCATGTCCACCAAATCTTTTCGTTTATCGTGGTTGAGAACGCTTCTTCACGGGACTTGTAAGGGTCATCTATAATCCATAAGTTTCCACCTGTACCAACGATTCCTGTTTGCAAACCTAATCCCTTAAATGAAGAACGCCCGTCTGCAAATGAAGTTCTTTTCAGAGTACTCCATTCGGAAGCGGAAGCGTTATTAGGGATTTGCACGGAAGGGAACATTCGTTTGTAGGTATTGCTACGAATAATATCCCTTGCTACTTTCCCGAATCTCTCTGAATGAGTTTCGTTATAAGTAACTAAGCGTATAGCTGTTTCGGGATTCCTTCCGATTAGGTATGCTGGTAATCTTTGGGAGAGTAGAATACTCCCGCCGTGTTGCGGGGGTTTATGAATTCTTATCCGTTGCCCTTTTTGATATGTTAGCTTTTCAAGCCGTTCGGATAGTTTACGTTGCCAGTTCTCTAATTTGTAATGAGATGTTTTTTCAAAGAACTCTGCAAACGACGGGGGACGTAATTTCCTTATTGCATTTGCTACTTTGATTTGTTCGGCTACGGGGAGTGCCCGTAACTTCGCAACATCTATCTTGCTTATGTCTAATTCGTACAAAAGAAAAATCCCCGTTAGGGGATGTTACAAAAAAGATTCTCATTAAGTTTTTACGTGTCATAATTTGTCATAATTTCTTTATGCCTATAATCTCATAACAACTTCCCTTGCTACACTGGTCAAATGCAATCACTCGTTTTTCTATTCGTCGGTAAACAGTGCGGACGGAAATCCTTTTCGCTTTTGCGTATTCTTTTACTGACATCCGTACTTCTGTTTCCTTCATAGGTTATAATAAGGTGTTAGGTTTAGCGTCTCCCGTTGCAATACGTTCGGGGAATGCAACATAAGCTATTGCCCCTGATTCAGGGCGTTCGGGTTCGGCTGATAGTCTTAGCTTTTCAGCGTCTAAAACAGTAACACGGCTCCACTCTAATTCTTCGCGGATAATGGTACGAATATCTTCTTTCCAATTATCTGGTAATTTGATTTGGGGACGTTTCATCTTTTCTTCTTCTACCATATTATTCGGTCTCCAGATTAGGGACAATGTCTATTGGCGTTTCGGAATTGCCGTTTTTCAGTTCGGGGAAAACATCGGATAAGAACTCTTTTGCCTCTTTTTCGGAAGCAAACTCTTCTGCATCACGGGTTTCCTGTTCAATTCGTTGCGGTACTTTCCCTTCAGCACGATCCAATATCTCTTTTATAGCAGGTAAATCCTTCATTTCACCTAACTGTAAAAGGTTTGCAATGATAATGTCCGCTTTTGTTTCGGGGGTTCCATCAGGTAAAAGGTTGCCCGTCTTTATTTCAAGCGCCTTTTTTAGACGTGTTTTAAGGGAAATAGCTCCAACAGGTCTACCTTTTGCGATGGTATTCCCCTGTTGAAACGGCTTTAGGTTCTCTAATGAGTTAGGGTTCAAATTCTCGTTTAATTCTCGTTAAAACGGCTTTTCCACCATATTTGACTAATAGTTAGTTAGGGATGTTAGTTCCCGAAAAGTCAAGCACGTTTAATGCCGAACCTGAAAAGTAACTAAGAAAGTCCGCCTCACACTTGAATTCAAATAGCCCGTTTACGCTATTTTGCAATAACGTCTTACCGTCCAAATGCCACCTTTTATATAGCACCTCAAGGACTTCAAATCTATTAAAAAATTTGCCGTTCGTAATTATCCCAGCCTCTTCTATGGTTGATTCAGCGCGGTACTCTACGTCGTTCACGAACCCAATTTCCACAACTGCCCTAAAATATCGTTTTGTCTTTTTCATTCCTTTTCCATCTCCCTTAGTTCGTTTATTGCACCTTGCTTAAATCTTGCTATTTCAGTATCATACGCTGAAATAATTTTATCGTAAATTGTTTGCTCGTTTTCTTTTAGGAAGTCTATCAGAATAGAATCCTCTGGCGCATAACAGTTTATATGGTAAAACGACTGAACGCCTGATTCTTCCCATTTTTGGATAAACTCTTCTTTGCGTTCTTTCGAGCGGTGATATTCCTGGTAGTCTGTATAGTCGCTTTTCATTTTCGGTATCTCTCTATTATCGTTTGTATAACATCGTTAGGTAACACTCGAAATAAGTCTCTTTGCTGTTGTTCATGCTTATCAATTCGGAGCATTACATTTTGATCCCTATTTCCACTACGGAACATCCGACGTATTTTAAGTGCTCGTTTGTAATGGCTGTTCATTTATCTATCCGTAAACAGTAATAACCTATTCTTCGTAAATACCAGAGGCAAAAGCGACGTATCATTCTATTGGCT